AAAATACATCATGTCTCCGGCGGTTACGTCAGTACTTCCTATAGTTGCGGAGAATTTATCTCTCGCTTGTTCTACATGGGGATCAGCCATTTCTATTTACCTCATCATCAAATTACGGAACTAGGCTCAACGAGGTAAGTCGTTGACTAAGCAGCGGAGTCAATCCCTGCCAATCCGGCACAGACCTTGGCTGAATACAGTACGGCATTCAAATAGACTACCATCCTGTAAGTATCTTCGTTCTTATCAACCTTGGTTCCTAGCCGTTGGATGTCAGGATCGAGTACCGCCCCGTTATGGATTACAGTCCAGCCCTGTTTCTCTTCCCCGGTCTTTATCGCGTAAATGGTTGTAGCGGAGGAAGAAGCCCAGCCAGCGGAGTTCTCGTATTGTTCACTGTTGGATATGTAATCGTTAATTACAATCGGTATATCGTTGTACAAGGTGTAGGTGTGACCAAACATTCTTTCACTGTTAAGGATAACGCCTGAACCAGTGGCCCGGGCAAGAGAGGTCAACTTACGCCTCATGGTCTTGTTCATCATCAAGAAGTCGGGTTTCCCCAGTTCTACCATGTCGATCATTGCGTCTAAACGGTCAATGGTCAACTCGGTTTCATCTCCTGCGATGGTGGATGGGGTAGATCCGTCATCCATCATAAGCAAGCGGGAGTCACTGATAAGCAAGCTGGTAAGACCTTCTGGCTCAGTTGATATAGAACCGGAGTTACCATTCAAGAGCAAGTCTTCCAACTTACGTGAGATAGACTTCGCCATCTTGCTGAGTAGTACAGCTTCCTGTGATTGGACATTGTCAGCGGTCTGCATGGCAAAGCGGTCCATAGGATGCTGGATACCTACAGTAGTAAGGGACACCGTTTTCTTGGTGTATGTGGGTTCAGTGTCGGACCAGATGTCACCTACTTGGTGAGTAGCTGCCGCACCGAGGGCATTCTCCCTGTTGTAAACAAGAGAGTTGCCGGAAAAGGATTTGAATTGTAATAGTGGGGCCAATTCGGATGCCGTTATGATGTTGTCAAAAACACCAGCGGTTACATCGTCATTAGCCAACTTCTGATATTCACTAAGAGTTGGCATATCGGTCTCCTAGAGTCGATTTTGTCTTAACCTCAGACCCCGCTCTATACGGGCGGTTCCAGAGAGTTCTTCGTTTCCTCCGGCTATAGCCGAACCCGTATCCAGATCGGCTATGCCAGCCTTTTCAAGAGCTTTCTTACCAGCGGTCTTGGCCTCATCTCTAAGGCTCTTACGCTCGGCATCCGCTCTACGGCGTTCTTCCTGGGTGACCATTCGGGCTGCTTCTATCTGAACGTCATAAACGTCATTGAAATCGCCCCTCGTAGCCTTTTCCCAGGCTGCTTGCCAATCGGTCTGGATCTTGACTGCATCGTCCTCGTTTACTAGGAGATTGCCATCTTCGTCCTGTACCGTAGACAGTAGACGGGCTTGCTCTTTCTCGTAACGGGCATTGTAATCTCTTGTTGCCTGTCCCTGAGCAAGTTCCTGGTTAACCTGTGATATCTGGGCTTGTACTTCTTCCGGGTCCCCTCGGTTCATACCGTCCATGTAGAGGGTGAACACCTTCCGCATAGCCCCCAGTTCATCACGGATACCAGAGATTTCCTCATCCCTGTCAGTATCCCTGCGGCGTTGGCCGTCCTTGGAACGCAGATCGTTTTCTAGCTTGGCGATCTGGGCTTCCAGTTCCCCTGCCTTCGCCCTGTAGTCCACCTCTCCTTCGGGGGTGGACTCGGTTTCTTCAGTTATAGTTTCTGCCGTTACTTCTTCTAACGGACTGTCCAGTACCATGCGATGCTCCTTTAGGAGGGATCACTATCCCAGAGTGTATAACCAGACTGGTAAGTATGTCAACGTAATCCCTGTTCAATGGGTGGTCGTTCTACCACGGGTAATTCTTCTCTTACAGGAGGAGTTATCGCCGGAGTATCGGGAATAACCTGGGTTGCGTCAAAGTCCTGACGATATTTTATCCGTAACCTTGACAGCTCAGCCTCCCCTTCAGGGGTACGCGGGGTTTCGCTGTAGCCTAATCTAATAGCAGCCTCATCTGCGTCCGAGTTAAAAATCTTATGAATGATACGTTTCTTAGTTATTTCTTCCTGTATTGCCTTAAGAACCGGGTTTAATTGCTCATTCTGAGCCGCAATCACCTTTCCACCCGCTCCCTGCTCACGGTGCAATCGCCACCGTCTCTGGATACCCGCAGGGTACTCAGCTACGATACTTCCTTCAATCTCCCACATAGGACGTAAGACCTCCTGGTCTGCATCATACTGGGCTATAGCTTCATCGACTACTTTGTTCTGCGTTATAAAACGGCCAGTAATCAATTCTTCATTATAGTTATCACCGAGAGCCTCCCGTGCCCGTAGCAGTACATTCTCACGCACCTCATCTCTCGCCGCAAAGTCAGGAGTCCCAGTCATGGGGTTCTTTATTTCCAGAGGGGCTCCCCGGTATTGCCCCCTGTAGTGATCTATCAGATTCGAGGAATCTTTTTTAGCCCAGTATTCTTCCATCTCAGGAGTAAGCCGAGCATTCCATAAATCATAGACATTTTTTAGATATGCCTGGATTGCTTCCCTTCTTGGATCAAATGCCATTCCAGACGATAAAACATACTCTAGATGTGCGATCTGTTTTCCTTTTTGTTCAGCGATATCATTAGTCACATCTCTCAAGCGTTCATCAACAGGTGGCCGTCTTTTCATCCGATCAGCTTCTAACTTATCCATCTTCGCTCGGACATCAATGTCCTGGTCAATGATGTTTTTCTGGATCATTGCGGGTAAATTTTCGTAGTGAAGCTCTTCAGTTGTAAGGAATTTCTGTCGGAAACTCCTAGCATCATCCGCAGTAGAACCCCCGGTGAACTCGTCCATTTTCTTTTGCCGCTCATCAGGATCTGTAATGGCACGGACTTCATCGATACGCTCATTAATCGCAAGTTGACGTTCCTGGTCAAGGGTAGCTATAGTTGTTTTAGTTCCCGCTACTTCAAGTAAAACACCTCCCATAGCTCGACCACCTGCCTTCCAGTCTCCGTCCTTGATATTATCCATATCCTGAGCGATATGCTCCCACCCGGATTCCATAGTTATAGGTGTAAAAACTCTTGTAAGCTCTTTGACGACCTGCCTGGATGAGTCTCTTGTAGGATTTCCCTTGAAGTCTGAATTTAAGAGAAAATTAAGAGCGGCATTAATAGGCCCAGCAGTAAATACTTTCATGTAACTTGCCTGTTCTACGGCATCCCCGAATTGCCCGGGCTGGTATGTAGAACGTGCCCCGGCAAGTGCGGATGTTCCCATCATGGTTATAAACCTGCCGATAGTATCCCAGTTTCCAAGTAACCGGACGGGCTTGTCACCAAGCCACATAACATTGAAGTTGGGATTCCACACAGGTATACCATCTTCCCAGGGCTTCCCGCCTTCCCATATGAAGGGACTAAAATCTGTGTCTTTGCCCTGCATTTCGTTAACCATGAAGGTGATAAAAGTAGCATGAGCCACTGTTCTAAGCATACTTCTACGAGCAAATCTCTGATCAATCCGGTTACCCCACCTGACCCCGTCCTGGGTTTTATGAGGAACCATCCCCTGGGCTGCTTTCCATGTACTATCTAATCTAGCCTGTAGGAAACGTGGGGCAAGAAATCCTAACTGACCGATACTGCCACCGAAACTATTCTTACTCCATCCGGTCATGTTGTTCGCAATCTCGGCTATACGCTCCATATCCCCGCTCTTGAGGATATCTTCAAGGCTCCGGCTCTTCATGAGTTCTTCCTGTAGCATATCATCAGCCCACATTAATCGCCGTGCGTCACCGTAATATCCAAATGCACGGTTGAACATTTTCGCAGCCCCACCGATTCTTGGTATGTTTTCAATGCGAAGCCCGAAACTGTACTCGGTGTTCCCACCTCCTAACCGGAGACCCAGCCGTTCCCATTCGTTAGTTAGCATCCGGCCAGTCTTACGGGCCGTGTCATTAAAATCAACCAGGAACGCACCGAGGACTTTAGGATCAGACCATGACCGAAAGTGTAATTTCATCATTGCTCGGAAATCCCGTCCACCAATACCAACAGCACCACCGACAGCACCCCGAGTTCCCGAAAGTCCTCCAAGACCCTGTATCAC